GCCATTGTTTCCTCTGACAAGCCTCAACATCGCTTCCTGCCCATTCTGTGCCAAGAAATCTGCCCGCTCCTGCGGCGTGCCGTTCTTGAGCCTATCACGCTGGTACTGCCGCTTGGTCAGGCGCTCCATGCCAAACGGCACCGGGTTGGCCTTGTCGGCGTTCTTCTTCTGGGTGCGCATCTCGCCCATGATGCCTTCCATCGCCTTGGTGAACTCGCTTTTCGTAGGCATTTTACCCCGCTAGGTTCTGACCTCTACGATCAGGGTTGGGCACGTCTCCCGTCAACGCCCCGTTAAGTTCTTCTGCCGCACGGGCCGGCCCGCCGTCCTGTCCCATGGTCAGGTCTATCGGCATACCGTCTGGTCCTATCAGGGACTGCCCGTTGCTACCACGGGTGCCACCCCCGCCTGCGGCACCACCGGCGGCACCACCCTTAGCCATGTCGATGGCTTGTTCCAGCAGGGCCTCAACGCCCATCTGCCGGGCTACTTCCAGCGCCATGGCTTCATGTATAAGCGGGTTACGACGAACGAAGTCCATGAGTAACCGTGTCTGCTCACCCGTGGCATCCTCACGACCTGACTCTGCCCAGTAGGACTCCACGGAGAGCAATCCAGCGGCAACCTCTGCCATGGCCTGCTGGCGCTTCTGCAAGTCCAGTACCGGGTCCACCAGGTCGAACGATGCAGTTACCGAGTAGTCGGAGTCGATATCTCCAGAATGAAGACGCTGCCCCCTGATAGTCAGGTCCAGGTCTAGCAGGTCTATGAGTTGTAGCGTCTGCGAACCAGTGACCGACGCCAAGTGCTCCATTTGCCTGGCTACAGCAACAAACTTCCTGCCGGCAGCCTGAGATAGGATAGCCTGCTGACCTACCGTCGTAACACCTTTTTCGCGCTGTCCCGACAGGGCACGGGAGAATGTACCCTGCTCAATATCCGAGGAATACCAGCCCTCAACCTCGAACATCCAACGTTGCAGGTTGGGAGTGTCTATGCGCCAAACATCGTCCGGCTGCATCTCCCCGAGGATGTCTCCCTGGTCCAACTTGTCCCGAAGCTCGTCGGCGCCCAGCCGGGTACCAACCTTGTCAAAGGTAGCCTCAATCAGCGCGTTGTGCCTGCCTGCAATGGCCTGAGCCTGCGCCTTGATATCGGACATTACGGAATCCAACAGGCCCTTGGCAAAGTACTTCGGGTCTATCATGTCCGCGTCGGTAGGTTCCTGCCCGAATCCTGCGTAGGCATGCGCGTAGGGGACAAATCCCCAGGTGTTGCGGTCGATGAACAGCATCCGGCGCTGGTTGGAGTTGTATGTGTAGACTGTCCCGCCACGGCTGTCGTTGATGAACCCAGAGATCATCATCGCGTGATAATACTCGGTCCAGTATTCATCTATAAGGAAGGTCTCAAAGGGCTGGTTATTTCTTACTTTGAAGTCTTCTGTCTTACGCCCCTGTATCTTCCGGGCGATGACCATATCCTCGATATCTTGGGCAAAGCGCCGGTAGTGCCGTATGGCCGTGCGTGGACGTTTCTCGTACGGATCCAGCAAGATGCGCGAGGGGTGCGGAGAACGGGTACGAAAAGGCTGCACCGTGCGCCGGTAGTGCTCATGCAGCCGGGTGAGCGACTTGGACTCCTCGTCTGACAGCCCTTCCAAGTCCGGATCGTCACGCCTGCGCTGGAGCACGTAGTTGTCCAGGCCAAGCTCTGTAACAGTGTAGCCCAGGTGAATCAGGTTCTTGCCCTGCTGCTTCCAGGTCAGGGACGGCTCTTCTAGGGAGGCTTCGTCAAAGATAGCCTTCAGGCCCTTCTCCACCCTGTCCGCAGAAACCTTGTCAGCCTCAGAAGGAACGGGTCTTGCCGGATGCCTATGGAACAGCGGCTCGGCTGAGAGTTGGTGATCGACAGCCGAGTCGATGATGGACGTTGGCCGGGAAGGCTTTAGCCAACCAGGACGGTCGTGCGCCTCACGGCCTGACCAAACAGGATATGTACGGAAATAGTAGGAGTCGTACTCGCGCCATTGCTGCCGTGCCCCAGACCAGATTTCGTCCAGGCGCCCACGCACACGGTCTATAATGGACGTGGTTGGCTCTTCTTGTAAGCTACGGTCAGGCATCTACCATCTGCTCCACCCTTGCCGCACACGGCGTAGAATACCATCCGGCTGACCCTCTCGTCCACGATCCCCCGCTGCCGGCCGGGCCTGGCTACGAATCTGCCACGCTATTGCAAGGGCCATCGGATAGTCATCATGTGCCCCTTGTTGCGCTTCGATTCTACCACGCTTCTCTGGGTTACGGATAACGGTGAAGAACTGGGCGAGTCCTTGCCCGTTGGGAATCGTGAGAGCACGCCGGTTGACAGCTTCGATGAGGTCACCCCAGATAACATAACGTGAGTTCTCAGGATGCGCCAAGCCCCCAGTGTCGAAAGTATGCCATCCACACTTCCCTTCTGCATAGTAGTAGAGCCTCCGGTAATGCAAGGTCTGGGCTACCTGGATCGTTACGGCTCCCCAGTCGTTGTCTTCAATGGCCCAGATGGGGGAATCGTACTTGTTTAGAAGTTCTACGGAAGCTACAGCCAGTTCAGATGGATTGAGGACGGAGGAGTAGATGTCTGCGACCACATATCCGGTCGTTGTATCAAGGATGGCGGTAACAGCGTAGTCGTGCCCCGTACCATGCGACGTATCAGTTGCTGCGGAGTATCTTTTCCCAGGCTGAAACTCTTGGAAAATGTTCGCCCGAACACCGTTGCCGAGAGTGAGAACTTCAAGTGGGTCTTTAACATCTTGCTTCATCTTTGCCAGTACATCTAGGTCAAAGGCAGCCAGCGCACGCGCCGGGGCGAATGCCTCTTCCTCTGTGGCGGGGAACTCTTTCTCGAAGAGGGCCTTGTCCTGGTAGGTCATCTCTTCTTGCTTGTACCACTCGTCCGTCCGGTTGGGCCGGACCTTCCAGCCAAAGAACATCTTATGGAACCCGTTGGCTGGGGCGTTCTGGTAAATCTCTTGGAATAAACCGCCCAGTTTATACGGGTTCACGGTGCTGAACAGCACCAATTGGCCCTGCTGGTCATCAAGGCCCGGCTTTACCGAGTTGAAGGCAGCTTCAAGGTATTCATGCCTATCAGCCTCGTCCATCAGCACCAGAGTGGGGTTTACCCCCCTACCGGCGCCCTCAGTGGACGGGAAAGCCTCGATGGTACCACCGTGGGCAAAACTCATGTATTCACGGTTGTTGATGCCACCCAGGGGGACTTGTAGAGGCTCTGGGAGCATTTCATACGTACCACGAGACTTCTGTAAGAACTTCCAGGCATCAATCTCGCCCTTGGAGAAAACCAACACCAGCCCACGTGGAGTGAACATGGCGTGCCACAGCGCGTAGGCTGAGAGAATCGTGGTAATGCCTATTTGTCTGGCCTTGGCAATGTCGATAAGCCGATAGTTCTCCAACGCATCCACCACCTCAACTACGTGGGGCCACATCTGGAGAGGTACCATGCCAATGCCAGGCTGGTCCACTTTCACAAAAGGAAGGAAGTGACGGAACCGGCGCTTGGCCAGTTCAATCCAGGCTGTGTCACCCTGCACCGCCAGTGCCCTTTTCTGTTCAGTGGTCAGATGGTCTATGCTTACGATATGTGCGCCTCGCTGTCGTAACACATCTTCGACAAATTATGCCGTATTTTCGGTACCACGGTGGCTTCTCGTTCACCATCCCCGGACACCGGGAGCAAGGGAGTATGAGCGCTCCCATCGCAGGAATGTCGGCCCTCCACCACCATGCAAACCTCACGAACCGACTTAGCAGGCGTCGCGACAGGTTCACCGTTGCTCCATCGGGCTATCTTCCAGAACTTCACGGCTGTGCTATCACCGGCAACTGAGTTGGCGTCTCCCAGCCCTCCTTGGGTTCAATATACATATTAGCACGGAACTCTTCCCTGGACAGATACGGATACATGTCCTCAATCGGCATGTCCAGCCCAAAGACCCGTGGGTTGAGCGTGTATTGGTTGTCCATGTTTACGTCACAGACCACCGCATTCGGATAATCTAATGCAGTATTTATCATCGTCCTAAGTAAGTCCGGCTTAGTAATCTTGACGAAGAATATCCCATATGCCTCAGCAACCCTGGTAAAGTCCGGCGGACTGTACCCCAGTGGACCCGCAGCCTCGAACCTGCCGTTGAAGTGGGTCTCCTGGTACGCCT